AAAGGATCTTGGAAATTCCTTGATGAATATAAATCTTTTCTAGATAGTAATACTGCCTGGTACCGACCTATGAGTCCCGGTAAAGTATTAATGTGGCAACAACAAATTGAAGATGTTGACTCTGATGGAAGACCTTCTAAGAAAGGTTTAAAAGGAACTATACAAGGTGTTACATTTGATAGAGATGCTACAACCGGTGTAGGGGGTGCATTAAGATATTTCTTTTATGAAGAAGCTGGTATTGCTCCCACCATGGATGTAACTGTGGAATATTTATTTCCCGCATTACAATCTGGAGACATCACTACGGGCACATTCATTGGAGCTGGAACCGTGGGTGATTTGGACGCGTGCGAACCACTAAAGCATATGACTCTTTACCCCGAAGTAAATAGCATTTATCCAGTTACAACAGACTTACTTGATAATAAAGGGACAATAGGTAAATCAGGATTGTTTATTCCTGAACAATGGTCAATGCCACCATACATTGATCAATACGGTAACTCTCAAGTAAAAGAAGCACTAGTGGCTCTTGATGAAAAGTTTGCTAAGTGGAAGAAAGATTTATCACCAGAGAAGTATCAATTACGTATATCACAGCATCCACGTAATATAGCCGAGGCTTTTGCTTATAGAAAAGTATCTTTATTTCCTCAACATTTAGTAGGGGCCCAAAGACGTAGAATTGAAGAGAAGGAATATTTCTATGAGTTTGTGGACATCTTTAGAAATCTTAAAGGTGAGGTAGAGATAAAGGCTACAAATAAAATTCCTATATCAGAATTTCCTATTACAAAAAACACTGAAGATAAAACAGGTTCTCTAGTTATTTATGAGAAGCCTGATCTTAATGCAACATGGGGAACATACTATGGATCTATTGACCCGGTATCAGAAGGAAAAACTACAACTAGTGAATCGTTATGTTCAATTTATATTTATAAAAATCCAGTTGAAGTAACGCGTACAGAAACCTTTATTGAACCAGATAAAATAGTAGCAGCTTGGTGTGGGCGTTATGATGATATTAATAAAACACATGAGAAACTTGAGTTAATTATAGAGTTATATAATGCATGGACAATTGTTGAAAATAACATATCTTTGTTTATTCAGTATATGATTGGTAAACATAAGCAGCGTTATCTTGTACCAAAAGATCAGATCATGTTTCTTAAAGAACTAGGATCAAATGCAAATGTATTTCAAGCATATGGTTGGAAAAATACAGGAACTTTATTTAAATCTCATTTACTCAGTTACCTTATAGAATTTTTAAAAGAGGAAATTGATACAGAGACTAAAGAAGATGGAACTGTTGTAAAGATTAAATATGGGATAGAGAGAATACCGGATCTTATGGCCATGAAAGAAATGGAAGCTTATGATGGAGAGGTCAATGTGGATAGATTAGTAGCTCTTGCAGCTCTTATTTCTTTTGCAAAAGTACAACAAGCTAGTAGAGGTTATAAAAAAAGAGTTGATAATACAGACAAGAATAAGTTGCAAAAGTCAGCAAATTTGTTTAAATTAAAGGTAACTCCTTTCCGTCATATTGGAAATGGACCACGTTCCGGGAATAATAATATGCCACCAAGGAATCCGTTCAAACACTTGAAATAAAAGACATGGCCTATTTATATAGACATATAAGATTAGATACAAATGAAATATTCTATATAGGAATTGGTTCTGATGTTAATTATAACAGAGCTTATGATAAAACACAAAGAACTAAACATTGGAAAAATATAGTTTCTAAAGGAGGATATAAAGTAGATATTCTTTTTGATAATATCAGTTGGGAAACTGCTTGTAGAAGAGAGATTAAACTTATTAAGTTATGTGGAAGACAAGATTTAGGAACTGGTTGTTTATGTAATATGACTGATGGTGGAGAAGGTAATTATGGAAGGATTACATCTCAAACAACTAAAGATAAGATAGCAATATCAGTAAAAAATAATAGTCATTGGAAAAATGGTAGGGGACATACCTCAAAAGTTATAGCACAAATTATAGATGCTTCTAGTAAATTAGTATTAAATCTTCAAACAGGTGTATTTTACTCTTCTGTAAAAGAGGCTTCTTATTCAATTAACATGAGATCAAACACACTTACAAGAAAATTAGCAGGAATTAGAATTAATAATACTCACTTTATACTTATATAAAATGCAGATTTTAAACGCAATGGACCTCAAATCTGGCAAAAAAGCTGAATACAACAAGATGGGGTCACTTACACAACCAATTCAATTTTTATCTAGAAAAGAAAAAGATGAGGAATGGGCAGCATGGTGCATGGATTGGTTAGAATGGAACGGGTTAAAACAAATCCGTAGAAATGCAGACAGATTAATGAAAAATTACAAACTTGCAAAAGGTGTAATTGACAGATCTGATTATATTAGTGAGGGAAATAATGAAATGGGTGAGTTGATAGAAACATTAGGTAATACTGAAGATTCTGCAGCAATGGCTTTAAAGTTTTATCCTATCATCCCAAATGTTATTAATGTTCTTACAGCTGAGTTTGCTAAAAGAAATACAAAGACTGTGTTCCGTGGAGTAGATGAATTCTCATACAATGAGCAATTAGATGCTAAACAAAAAGAAGTTGAGAATGTATTAACTAGTCAAGCTGAACAAAAATTATTAAATGCAATGCTTGAACAGGGAATGGATCCTGAAGATCCTGAAGTTCAACAAAAAATGCAAGAGCAATTATCTCCTGAAAATTTAAAGACTCTTCCTGAAATTCAATCCTTTTATAACAAAGATTACAGAAGCATGTGTGAGGAATGGGCTACTCATCAAATGAAAGTTGATGAAGATCGATTCCGTATGGATGAATTAGAAGAAAGAGGTTTCCGTGACATGTTAATTACAGACCGTGAGTTCTGGCATTTCCGTATGGGAGAAGATGATTATGAAGTAGAATTATGGAATCCGGTATTGACTTTCTATCATAAATCTCCTGATGCACGCTATACATCTCAAGGTAATTGGGTTGGCCGTGTTGATATGATGACTATTTCAGATGTAATCGATAAGTACGGTTACATGATGACTGAAGAACAAATGGAGTCTCTTGAGGCAATTTATCCAGTACGTTCTGCAGGTTATCCTCTACAGGGATATCAAAATGATGGTAGTTACTATGATGCTACTAAGTCTCATGACTGGAATACACAATCACCAGGATTAGCTTACCGTCAATATACATCGATGTGGGACAATTCAATTGCTCCTGGTGGAGACATTATTAACTGGATCATGAGTGAAGGAGAAGATTACGCTCCAATGGGAACTAGTTTCCTACTACGCGTAACAACTTCTTATTGGAAGTCTCAACGTAAAGTAGGACATCTTACCAAGATTACTGAAGATGGAGAAGTGAAAGTAACTATTGAAGATGAATCTTTTGTTGTTACTGATAAACCTATTTATGATAACAGACTTATAAAAAACAAGACTAAAGATACTTTAATCTTTGGTGAGCATATTGATTGGGTGTGGATAAATGAGACATGGGGTGGAGTTAAAATAGGCCCTAATCAACCTTCATTTTGGGGAATGAATAGCCCAGGAGGTGTTAGTCCAATGTATTTAGGTATTGATAAAAATAGAATCAGTCCTTTAAGATTTCAATTTAAAGGTGATAATACAATCTATGGTTGTAAATTACCGGTAGAAGGAGCTGTATTTTCTGACCGTAATACGCGCTCAACTGCAATGGTTGATTTGATGAAGCCATTCCAAATAGGATACAATTTGGTAAATAACCAGATAGCTGATATCTTGGTAGATGAATTAGGTACAGTAATCTTACTTGATCAAAATGCATTACCTAAACATTCAATGAATGAAGACTGGGGTAAGAATAACTTAGCTAAAGCTTATGTGGCAATGAAGAACTTTCAAATGCTACCTTTAGATACTTCTATTACAAACACTGAGAATGCTATGAACTTTCAGCATTTTCAAACTTTAAATTTAGAACAAACTAACAGAATGTTATCTAGAATTCAAATGGCTAATTTCTTTAAACAACAAGCCTTTGAAGTTATTGGTATCACTCCTCAACGTATGGGTCAACA